GGTATATCACTGAGGGATATACCTACGTTAAGAACATGAACAAGTGGGGTGCAGCAATGGAATATGCGTTGGATCGGGGGTGGACGTTCGAGATATGGACAGAGAAGACTCTGAGTAAGATGGGGATACTACCCAAGTCAACAAAACCACTGAAACCTCTTAAACCTTTCAAGAAAAAGACTAAATAGAATCATGGCCGGATTATTTCAAAAAGTAGAATTAGAAGCGTTTCGTGCGGGGATCACACCTCGTACGCGAGAGTCACGTGCGTGGTTCCGTAAGAAAGTACAGAACATGGGTGTCAATAGACGCAGTTTGATGCGAGAAGAACCAGTGGAACAACGTGCAAAGTATGCAGCGGGTTCTATGTTTATGTTCTTTTACGATCCCAAACATCGTGACACCCTACCGTACTACGATTCGTTTCCATTGATCATTGCAATTGGCCCCGCACCGGGTGGATTCCATGGTCTGAACTTGCACTACCTACCAATACCGTTACGTGCAAAGTTTCTGGATAGTCTAATGGACATCACAAACAATAAAAGGTATGACGAGTCAACTAAGTTTGATATGTCATATCAGTTCTTGAAGTCTTCGTCTACCATGAAGTACTTCAAACCCTGTTTCAAACACTACCTAACCAAACAGGTAGAGGGTAAACTCGCATACATTCCACCACCAGAGTGGGAGATTGCCACATTCTTACCTGCGGCACAATGGCAGAAAGGTGGTAGAAGTCAAGCATACTCAGATGCAAGGAAAATGATCTAATGAGAATACCTAACGTAGATGATTTAAAGGCAAAGATCACCGCAGGTAAAGGGTATGCAAACCCTAGTCTGTACTATGTTCAGTTACCCGCACGTAATTTGTCAGGTGAACAGAAACAATCGATCGAATACTTTGTCCGTAATGTCACGTTGCCCTCAAGAAACATGTTGACCGTAGAAAGAAATATCGGCGTGGATCAAACCAAGGTACCCTATGGATATACCAATGGGACTGTATCAATGACCTTCCGTGTACTTAATGATCAGTTGACTCGACAGTATATCGAAGACTGGCAGAACACTATGGTTCAACGATACGAAGAAAACGTAGAGGGTCATGTTGCAATTGCATACCCCAAGACTTACATGCGAGACATTAAGATCTCTCAGTTGGATCGAGGTATCTCCTTTGCAGGACTGAATGCGAATAAAGGTATTGGTGTTGGCCCCATCAACGTTAACGTTTCCCTAGATGTGGATATACGCCAATCTGGACGTGAGGTATACCGATGGGTACTCAAGGACGCATATCCTATTTCCTTCACTCAGGAACAGTTGAGTGACGACAGGAAGGGTGTTACGAGTGAAATAACCGTAGAGTTCGCATACAAGTACTTTACTGGCACAGAGGTTAACGGCAGTCGTACAAGTGGTATTGATGCAAATGTCGGAGTCTCAACAGACGCGGCACAGAAGGCAGGAAAGTTAGTAAACGATACATTTGATAAACTTGGCAAGAAGATATCAGATTTAATATTTTAATTAGTGGAGCTTTATAATGGCATTACCGAAGTTAAATGAAACACCCAAGTACAGTTTGACAGTCCCATCTACCGGCAAAGAGTGTAGATATCGACCATACTTAGTGAAAGAGGAGAAGATCCTCCTCATGGCATCTTCATCAGAAGATCCCAAACAGATAATGAATGCAGTACATGATACGGTAGGTGCATGTGTAGAAGGTCTTGACGTACGATCACTGACCACGTTTGATCTGGAATATATCTTCATTCAGTTGAGATCCAAATCAACGGGCGAGACCAGTGACATTCTACTGAAGTGTCCTAAGTGTGAGAGTCAACAGAAGGTGACTATACCACTAAACGAGATTAAGGTATCTAACTCGACCGCAGACCCGGTCATTAAGATATCCGACGCAGTAACGGTAGTGATGAAGTATCCTAGTTATCAGGATATCCCTACTGACGCAGGAGAAGATGTAGGTTTCAATCTGATTGCAAGTAGTATCAAGAGTGTGATCAGTGGAGACGAGAAGATAGAGGTCGAAGACGAACCGTTTGAGGGTGTGATTGGGTTCCTTGAATCTATGACACAGGATCAGTTCAAGTTGATCACACAGTTTTTCGAAGACTCACCGGTGGTAAAGTATGACTTACCTTTCGTGTGTGAGAGTTGTGGTGCAGCAGAAGATATTGAAATAAAAGGAATGCAAAGTTTTTTTTGATATGCCTCGCACATGAAGAACTTTCCAATTACTTTAAAGTAAACTTCTTGTTGCAGAGGCATCATAATTATACATTGACTGAACTAGATATGATGATACCGTGGGAGAAAGAGGTACATACCATTCTCCTGCTCCAAGCACTGGAAGAAGAGAAAGAAGCTAAAGAGAAGGCAAAACATGGCAATAACACTTGAAGACGTAGTCCTCGAACAAATGGACACCAACGAAACTCTCGGTAGGTTAGTCGATAGGACTAACATTCTGATCGAGATGGAAGGTGACAGTTTCGCGGGTCTTGAGTTACTCAACGAACAGTTCGAAACGTTCCTTGGTCTTGTGCGTAAACAATATGCACTTGAGGACGAGGCACGCCGTGAGAAAAGGGATGGACTCGTACCTGCTCCTCAAGATGACGAGGAGAAGTTGAAACCTGAAGAAGCGTACAAAGGCATTGAAATGCCTATCATCACTTTAGGTGCGGGACTCGCATTATTTGCAAGAGACTTTGTTAAAGGTTTTGTTGAACAGACCAAGAAGATGTTTAGGGTAAACGTTTTCAAACCAATAGAGTCTATATTTGGATTCATCGGTGATAAACTCAAGTCAATCGGAAACTTCTTTAAGAATATTGGTAGTAAGATATCTGGTCTATTTGGTGGAATATCAACCAGTGGTTTAGGCATTGTAGATAACATCAAGAAGATGTTGGCACCAATCACAGAGTTCGGTGCAAAGTTGATGCAGAGTCCTTTTGTGAAAGTACTGGCGGGTATTGGTAAACTACTAGGTAGATTCGCTGTACCTCTTGTTGCGTTATATGAAACCTTTACGAACGTGTCTGAGGAACTTGGAAAATCTGGCGACAATATCTTTGGGGTTGGTGGAAAGATTCAAGCGGTAATGAAGGGTCTCCAGAAAGCGGTTGTGGACTTCTTTGCAATCTTCTTAGACATACCCAAAGACATTATCAGTTGGTTTGCAGGTTTACTTGGATTTGATGGTGTAGAGAAAGCATTAGACTCCTTTACTTTCGCAGGTCTTGGTGATGCTATTATCGATGGTGTGTGGGACATTATGAATGGCATAAATGCCTGGTTTGGCACACTCTTCACCAACGTAAAGGATCTTTTTACAGGTGAGATAAGCTTTGATGACTTTGGTAAAAACCTAGTCAGGTCAGTGTTACCTGAAGCAGATACATTGAAGTTTGAGATACCTTCATTTGAAGTGTTCGGCAAAACTCTTGGTGGTGGGTCGATGCAACTGAATCCTATTCCTGATTCGGTGTACAACTATGCAGGAATGGAAGCACCGGGTGGAATTGGATTCATATCCAATAGTAGTGGTGGTGACACATCCAACGTTTCAAGTGTAGGTGGTGAAACGACCAATAGTGATAGTACAGTCTCTACGGAGAACATTGAGAAGTTACGTCAACAGTTTAATGCAGAGTCACTACAGGCAATTAATGAAGAGAATGCGATCACGAATGCGATCAATACAGAGAGTGTTACTAATGTAGGTAGTTCACAGAGCGCCCCAGTAATAATCCAAGACAACTCTGTGAACTCCTCCAATCAATCAAATGTCAATCAGTCTGTTCAAGGTCGGAGATCAATGCGATCCCCAACCTCTAACAATGGCACCCGTGCGAGTGCCTATGCGTCCTAGTCTTCATTTGCGAGTTTGGCGAAGAATGACATCGTATCTTCGTCGCCTTCAGATACCCGAGGTTCTGGAGCAGCACTGGATCGCATTGGCGCTGGGTCACGGACTTCTTCCAGCGCTACCGCCTGAACTGTCGGGATCTGCGCCCTTGGAACCTCACCAAGTACCATCTGAAGACGAGTCTTCAACTCATCATAAGTCTTGTAAGAAGCAGGATCAGTAAACTCATTTAGATCATACAACTTTTCGTAGACAGACTCTAACTCTGCTTCGTCTTCTGACAGTGGGGTTGGAGATGCGAACTCAGACTTATCGTAGTTACGATATCCTTCAACGTTTCGAATCTTCAACTTGAACGATGCACCTTCCCAGAAGTCGAACGGATTTACTGGTTCTTCATCTTGGAATTGTGGTTGCATCATGTCCATGACCTTATCAAAGATCTTCTTACCGAAAGTATAAAGGAATACTTTACCTTCATTCTCAGGGTTAGATGGATCGGACTCAACAATAATGTTAGCAACATAGTGCAGACGACGCTTACGTTCGCGAACGATCGCACGATTGTCATCAGTCTCAGTTGCCCATAACTCACTGTTCATTTCTGATACTGGATCTTGTTGACCAATAGAAGTCAAAGATCGTTCGATGTACCATTGACCGGTAGGCCCTTTAAAACCATGATCCCAGTATCGCACGAAAGGTACGTTACCATCAAGACCCGGAAGGAAACGAACTACAGCATAACCATTACCTGCTTTATCAACAGTTGGTTTCCACTGACGATCATCCTTATAGGACTTCTTGTCTGACTTGGTTTCGGGGGTGGCGGCGGCAACTAGGTCGCCAATTGAACTACGGTTACGTTTTAGATTTGCAAAAGACATATTTATTTCCTTGTATACAATGTATAGTTTCTAGTTTATTAGTCGTCACAGTATGCGTGACTAGTGTATATTGTATCACTTTAGATACCAGTTGGCAAGGGTTGCCAGACAGAATCCGCAGTAAATACAAATGACCCTAAGAACTCTTGATCCCAACGTTCAGGTTCAATCAGACTTAGAATCACCTTACCGTTAATACGGTAAAGATGGTACTCCACTCCTACCCGAGGTGTGAAGTTATAAGATGCAGTATATATCAATTCGTTCAACTTGGCAAGCTCCACAAGTTTTCGGTATTCATCATTAATGAGATCTATTTTGTTTTCAAAGTAATTACGTGCAAGAGACCCGCGTTGAGATAGGAACATATCATTGTCCGGTAACTCAATCGCGGGCATATTTGAACTGGTACCATAGGGTAACAGTGCCTTTCTAGAAGAGGTCAAGTTTCTCCCATGGCAGATCCTTGTTGCCAAAGTGACCATAGTTTGTCATGAGGGTAAGGTCTCTAGAGAAGAGTTTAAACCGATCTATGATTCCCTCGGGTGTAAGGTCAACCTTACTTCTAATCTCTTCTACGAGGTCGTCACGGACTTTGCCATCTGCATAGACGTACAGACTGGTGGGTTCTTTAACACCGATCGCATAACTCAACTGAACAGTACAGTTCTCTAACCCGAACTCATGTACTATATTCTTTGCGATATAACGTGCCATGTATGCACCAGACCGATCTACCTTAGTACAGTCCTTACCAGAGAACGCACCACCACCGTGAGGACAGTATCCACCATAGGTATCAACAATGATCTTACGCCCTGTCAGACCCGCATCACCATCAGGCCCACCAATGATGAACTGACCAGTGGGGTTGATCAGATACTCGGTATCAATGTCCACCCAACCCTCTAGAATGCGTTCAATGCACCCCTGTACGATGTTACGTACCGAACTAATACTCTGGGTCTCTTTGTGTTGAACACTACAGACAACCTTACTGACTCGTACAGGTTTACCAATATCGTCATAGTCTACAGAAACCTGTGCCTTCGCATCAGGGCCATAAGGGAGAGTTTCAGTTACGTTCTTCAAAATCTCATGACTCAAGGAGATTGCAAGGGGCATATACTCTTTGGTTTCCTTACAGGCATAACCAAACATCAGACCCTGATCACCTGCACCAAAGTCGTCCGTACCCATTGCGATATCAGAACTCTGTCCATGAAGATGGTTGGTGAAGTCAAAGGTCTCCCAGTGAAAACCTTCCTGTTCATAACCAATTTCTTTCACAACGTCACGAGCGATCGTTTCACAGTCTTCGAGACTCTTGTTAGAACGATACTCTCCCGCAACAGTGACTGAGTTGGTAGTAACCATCGTCTCGACCGCAGCACGATTCTCTTTCTTATAGTCGATTAGATAGGTAGCGATTGCATCCGAGATTGCATCGGCAACCTTATCAGGATGACCTGCACTAACACTCTCGCTTGTAAACGTGTACTTCATGGATTCTCCTTCTATATGGGTAAGACCGAATCGTCCTGTTGGATATACCGGAGACGTTTTGCATCTGCCTCTAGTTTACCCTTGATCACCGGACTGATATACTTCTTGGCGTCTTCAGGTTCGATTGTGAATCTCTCACATAGGTAAATAATTGCGTCAAGGTAATTACAACGATGTTTCAAAACAACTTCTTCAATCATTGTTTGGAAACGTTTCTTGGTCATTACCACATCTTTAAGTTCAGTATCATTCGTCACTTCCTTCACCTTTCCATACTTTACAGATATCAGAATAGTATACTCCTATAGTTCGTTTGACTTCGCCTTTACTGTCATACGCGAGGGCGATACTGATTGGTGTGATCTTTCGATCACGGTTTAGTCCGTAACAATCATCCTGCCAACAACCAGTCCGGAAATAGGTTTGCATGTTGGCGACGTACATCTTCGCGATAGGACTAGGATCCTTTGCATCCTTCCACGCAGTAAGCCACTGTCTGACCTTGTCTGGGTGTAGTCTGTGACCCTCCTCAAGATTCTTCAGTGACGGATGAATCGGAGTCTCTCGGTGCATAGTCGCACGAATGTGATCTGCACGTTCATACATCGGTACTAGAATCTTACGCAGGGACTCTCGATACTCATCAGGCATAAAACCTAACTTGATTGCCTTCCAACCATGTTTGGCAACACTGACTATGTATATGTCAGGTAACGCTCGGTAGTCCACATTAAACTCTGAGTGATCACGAATCCACTTCTTCATAGAGTGCAACCACTCTTTCTCGGTCACTTCACTGTGGACAAATGCCTCACATGCTTTGAATGCGGCCATCTGATCTTCTTCGGTCTGTGCCTTCTTCAACTCATCCCACTTAGGTGCAGGGATCAAAGTCTTGATCTGACGGCGAGCTATGGTCTTCTTCTTTTTCTTAACCTTAGTATTGAATCCAGTAATCTTTAATGTTGACATTACTCACTTCCCTCATAATTTAAACTACAGAAGTTACACTGTTCAGTAACCAGTAACTTCAATTTACATCCCGAAACTTCACACTGGTGTTGCCACCATACGGTCTCGGGTTTCGGTGGATCACCGTATATACGTGCCCAATTAGATGACATTGTTTCTGTATCAACCGAGTACGGTCTCGGTTTGTCCCCTTTCCCATTCATACTTACTCCACCACTCAGGTTTTGAACGATTAGTCCACTTCGCAAAGGCGTATTTATCTTCAAAGTAAAACTGTCGATAGGACGTAAGAGAGTCACCCGCTACAATACAATGAGGAAACTGTGCCATCGCAGGTGTAGGTTGAGTGAATCTTTTATCCACATTGATATTCATGGGCGGGATCAACAACATATGTTCTAGTTTGAACTGTGTCAGATGGCGACGACCATATCGGTGAGTGTACTCGTGACATAGATTGATCCACATCTCGTACAACCAGTTATAGTTTGCAGCAGACTCACGTACCCATTTTGCAGATGGGTGATTGATGTGACACGCCTTGTACAATGTTTCATTCGCCATGGGGTCAGGGTGAAAGAACCTACGGATACGATGACCCTTGGTAGTACGACCTTCCCACTCATGACCATCGATCATGCGATGTGCAGTAGACATCAACTGTGCATATTCGATAATCATTTTAACAACATGTTTGTCGCAGTGTTGTTCTGCACATGTCATCGGATCTGGATCAAGATAAAATATGTTCATAACTTACGCTCCAAGTATTCACCACCAACGCGATCTATCCAAGATGCACCTTTGTAGATCCCAGTTATTAAAGTATATACTAAGTCCCACACAAAGGCAATAGGATACACCACACCATACCTAAAAAAGAAACGTTTCATATTATCTTTCATCATTCCCCCCCAACTGTTTTAAAACAACTCCACTCTTGATCAAGAAGTCCTCACCACATCCTTTAGACGCACGGTAAGGTATATCATAATAGACCGTGTTGATACCTGACTGGAACAATAACTTAGCACACTCGATACATGGTAGATGTGTCGTAAACAATGTTGCACCTTCTCCCGACTCAGTAGACTTTGCAAGTTTAGTGATTGCATTTGCTTCTGCGTGAAGTACTTCAGGTTTAGATCTATACTCACCATACACATCCTTATCCTCACCAGCAACTGTCCAGTTGACCTCGGGGTATTGGTACCACTCTTCGCAGTTGTTATCCCAACCAGATGGCGTACCATTGTACCCAGTGGAGATGATGCGATTGTCTTTAACAATTACCGCACCGACCTTCGCCTTGAGTGCAGTACTGAGACCCGCAGTAGTGCGGGCAATTTCCATGTAGTAAGATAGATACTTCTCTTTCATATGATGCGACCTTTTGAACGTAGTTTAGTATGTATCTCGCCCATGATTCCCTCACCCACCAGAGTAGACATACTACGGATGGCTTCCCACATTCTAACACCCTTCTGGTAGACACTATGGTCATCAGTCATCGAATGACCGCCGGGGAAGTAAGAATAGTATTCATACATAAGACGTTCAAGACTCTCAACAGAGACATCTTCATCACGTAACAGTTCAAGGTGATCTACCGGAACCAAGTACGTCTCTCTGGAGTAGTACGTCGTACCGGAGTAGTACGTCATACCGGGGTTCAGTACAGGTCTGACAATGATACAAGGCACGTTACCGAACAAAGAAGGTTGTGGTTTAGCGTCAACAACCTCTCGGATGCCCCAGTCTTGTGAACCAACGCCTGGATGAGGTATCACCTTGTCGCCATTTTTAAATTGCATATTGTTCGTCTCCGTAGATTGCGTTGAAAAGGATATCGACATCTTGTGCAGTATTAGTCTTGTCGACTATAATCATATCAGTGTCACCCTTCATTGCGAGGAACTCAAAACGTGTAGTAAAGGTATCGCGAGTTCGGTTGTAGAAATAAGTAAAAGTATCTTCGCTATCGTTGCGTTTAAAGACTTGATTAGTATGAAACATTACTTCACCTCCACTTGGTCAACCCAAGCAACATCACGCTCAAGATAAGTCATACGATAGTTAAGAGCATCGACCATAGTGTCGAACATCTCACAGTTAATTAACTGGTCATTAACAACGTTTCTCAATACATACTTAATCATAACTTTCTCTCTCAACTCAATTTGTACAGCCATTATCTCATGTTTTGATAACAAAGTAAAGCACAAAGAGTGACCCGATAACTAGTATGGGTCACGGTCGACTCATGCTACACGTAACTCCTCGATATACTCCATGTAAGGGATTGACGTGCCATCTGGTCTTACCACTACCACTCGCATCTCGCGTTGAGAACCGCCCTGTTGATGCCATGTAGTGATACGTTGATGACGGTTGTCATCACGAGTTCCACGACCGATTGTCACAGTCTGTTGACATACGAACTTGCCATCAGAATCCTTCTCCATGTAAACACCGCCTCGGTGCTCGGACTCTTCGTAATCCTTTGGGTCGAAATCGATTGCATCGACTAACGTGGAGCTGAGGATGTACTCTTCTTGGTAATCATCATAACTCTCGATAGAGTCTCGGACATGATCCCAGTACTCCGTAGACTGCGCCTCAGACAACGTACAGTCAACGAAGTAGGTGTTACCACCCTTCATCTTCCAACGTTGTGGGCACTCGCCCTGGCCGTCCCAGTCGTGACCGCCGTAGTTTTCGCGGTACTGTGTTTCAACTACTATTTTCATACTATGCTATCCTCTGACGTTTCTTTCTAGGTTTCCACCCCAAGTATTCCATCGCTTGCATCGGGGAGGATTCTTCACTCAACTCGATATAATCTTCAACTGAAGTAGTCTTACAAAGGAAGTTAACCCACGACTTCCAAGGTTTAGAACCATACTTGAATCGCGCAATGAAAGTTGGTTGTGGCATACCGTGCCAAGATGGGTGACAATCAGGTCTTGCGACCTCCATGTTCACAGACTTACTGTGACGACCACGATACATCAAGTACATGCCGTCCCAAACAAACTGGTCTTTATCAAATTGTGTTTTCATTTGACATCTCCTATCTCAGTAATGCGATCAGTGATTCGCTTGTACTCACTGTTGAAGTACGTTTCGTTGTAAGCCTCTTGGGCTTCGATCAACATCATAAGGTCGTTCATTAGGTCAGCAGTCTCGTAATTCATAATCTTCTCTCTCATCTCAATAGGTAACTATTATACCATTGTTTCCATAACAAAGTCAAACACTATGAGTGACTCGATCTCAAAGATTGGTCACGTCATACTGCGGAGACTTCATGAACTCTTCCATAAGGTATTCATTCTCAGCAGCTTGTAACAGAGTGTCTCCATTACAGATAGTGACTTCAGAAGGATCAACATTGTCCATGATGAACTCTTGGTAAGCGTCAAAGTTCTTGTCGGACATTTCGTATAAACTCATATTTTCTTCTCTTTATTAATCAATTAGGTACGTATTATCTCATGTTTTTAAAAGAAAAGCAACTGTTATACGCGACCAGTTGCTCCCTTTGGGTCACGCTGAGATGTGTTGGTAAAAGATCTTTCCAGTCTCTTGCACAGGACTGACCCGTTTGAACCCAGCCCAAGCGACAGCATATGTCACACCATCCATCACCATCTCGTCATTAACCATCGAGGATCGTGCACCCAGTTTCTCACCTCGGTACTCAGGATGGGTACCAACGAAGTTTATATCAGGACTGTAGTCCATGTTGCGTTCACCGGAAGGGAAGATCTCACCCTTAGACCATGAACCTTGGATGTTCTGCGTTCGGAAGTATGCATACTCAAGGGCTTCGTCACCGGTTCTATCACCAGCATTGATGATGGCTTCTCTAGTGAACTTGCCTCGTCCTTCATGAAAAAATACTGATACTTTCATTACGCAGCCTCCTCTTTCATTCTCTCCATGATGTCACGAACGATCTCACGATCCATACTGTCGCCTTCAAAGGGCAGGTCAGGACGTTCGTTCATACGAATGCCAGTAGCAATTAGGATGTCTTTCTCGGTCACACCGAAGTCGTAGATGCCACCGGCACCGTAAAAGTCTAGGAGATACTCGACAAAGGTAGTCTGAGTTCTAAGGCGGGCAAGGTCATTAGCAGTTAATTTCATAATATTTACTTTCTCTTCTCATTG